GTGAGGCTTGATCTTGAGATAATCTTCCCAGCTGAGATCTAACATTTCTTCTGACATTATTTCAATCCTTTCAACTCCAAGCCTTCTTCACGCAACAATTTCTCTATCTCTTTTGTCATTGCTTCGGCACCAGATTTTATCCCAATAACAATGCCACTCGAAAAGCCAACTAACAAACCTGCCAATGCTGCAAATAAAATCCAACCTGTCACTTCTGTTCTCCTTCATGCCATCCATATTTGGTGGGATTGGCTCGTAACATTCCAATGGTTGCGGTAACAAACTCTTGCGGAACAGCGGAGTAAACAGCCAGATCCTGGATGTTGCATGCTTCACTGTTGGCAAGGGTTCGTAAGCCTGTGCTGTCATGCTTGCTCCAAAATCTGCAGAACACTGTTCCGTTCTTGCGCCAGGAGGAGACAAAACCAAATTCCTGCTTGTCTCCTGCTGGACTGGTGTAAACTATTTGTCTGCCTACTGCTAATTGCTCGTAGTTCATTCGGATCCACCGAACATCCTTTCTGTCCATTCTATAAGGTGGGACACTTCTTTGTCCAACTTATCGTTGGCTCGCTTTTCTGCCAGTGCCTGGTTACACTTATCGGATGGACGATGATGCAGCTTGCGCATTGCCTTGCTGATGTTGGCTTTGTGCTCTTCCGATAGGGTGCGCTTGGGAACCTCGATGCCTGCCTTGCGCATTGCCTCTTCCGTGGCTTTGGTCTCTTCCCAATAAGCTTGCAGAGCTTTGGTGCGCTTTGCCTTTGCTTCTGGGTGTTCCAAATTGTAATTGCGCAAGGCAATTGCGATCTTCTGCTTGCTTTGGGGTGTGTGCTTTTTGCCTTTGAATGCCATACTTTTGCTCCTTTCTGATTGAAGTTTACTCCTATTCTACTATAATATTAAGACTTTGGCTACACCAGTTCCGGAAGGTTGCAAAACCTAGAGTTCTCCGATTTTACACTTTACTCGAAACTTTTATAAACAGATTTTAATCATAATAATGACTGTATTAGGGAGTTTCAGAATTAGAGGCAAATTGGTGAACTCTAGGTCTTCAGAAGGAGTAGACCATGGTCTTGGCTGTTCTGCCGTGGAGGTCGCATGGTGTATCTGTGGTTTAGGCTTGTAAAAAGTGATGAAAAATGGTGTAGATATTGGTCTTGATGAAATTGTATGAGTTTGAAAATTGTTGTTGCTTTTTGGTGAAAAATGTAGTATACTTAAAAGGAAAAGGAAAGGAAGACAGATTTGAAGAAACTGGAACCCATGGATCCTGCGCTGGAATTTTTCGAAAAGCAATCCAAGCGCAAACCTCTCACAGAAAAGCAACTTGATCACATGCTTGCCTGGTTGGCTGAGGGTCTCAACAACAACCAGATAATTGAACGTGCTGCGAATGTGAAAGGGTTTGGGGAGATCGAACCAGGACAGATCAGTTATCATCGTGCCAAGCATTCTGCCATTATAGCCAGCAAAAGACGTGACAGAGAAGAAGTAGCTCTGAGCATTGGGTTGGCTTTGCGAGCCAACAGGTTGCAAGCTTTGCAAGATTTGGCAAGGCTCTTGGAAGATGACATTTTCCTTAAGAACAAATTATGGTTGACCAGAGTTAAGGGTGTTGGCTCTGGTTCTTATTATGAAAGGGTTGTTGAAGAAGAATTCAACACTGCAGAGCTGCAGCAATTGCGTGGGATATACGAAGATATTGCCAAAGAAGTTGGACAGCGCAAGGCAGATCTGATTCTCACAGACGATGACTCAAACAATCCAGCCAACTCCCTTTTGTCCTTACCTGCCGATATGTTGGCAAGTCCATTTGTGGATGTTTACCGAGACGTGCGAGCACGTGGTCACATGGAATACTTGCTCAAGGGTGGTCGTGGTTCAACCAAAAGCTCCTTTACCTCCCTGGTGTTTATTTACCTGATTGTGCGGAACCCTTCTGTGCATGGCATTGCCTTGCGTCAGGTTGCTAATACCTTGCGTGATTCTGTCTACACTCAATTGGTCTGGGCAATTAATGTGTTGGGTTTGGAGAGTGATTTCAAGTGCACAACCTCTCCTTTGGAAATAACCTACATCCCTACCAGGCAGAAGATCTTCTTCCGTGGTGCAGATAAACCAGAAATGATCAAGTCTATCAAGCCTGTGTTTGGTAACATTGGTGTGCTATGGTTTGAAGAGCTGGATCAGTTCAAAGGACAAGAAGCAATTCGTAAGATCGAACAGTCCATTCTCCGTGGTGGTGACCTTGCCTGGGAGTTCAAGACCTACAACCCTCCCAGAACCTCAGCCAACTGGGTGAATGCTTATGTGCAGGTTCCCAAAGAGAACCAACTGCAGCACCATAGCACTTATCTTGAAGTTCCAGAGGTGTGGCTGGGAAGAACCTTTATAGAAGAAGCAGAGCACCTGAAGCAAGTAAATCCTCTTGCTTATGCGCACGAATACATGGGAGAAGTAGTAGGAACAGGTGGGCAGGTCTTTGAGAATGTTACAATTCGCAACATTACCAATGAAGAGATTGCTCAGGTTGGGCAAGGTTTGGACTGGGGATTTTATCCTGATCCACTTGCCTGGAGCAAAAGCCACTTTGATGCCAACAGACGCATTCTCTACATTTTCGATGAGTATCGTGCTAACAAAATGTCCAACAAGCAAGTTTATGACATTCTGGTACAAGAAAAGGGTTACGAACCCAGTCAGCTTATTATTGCAGACAGTGCAGAACCAAAGAGCATCGCAGACTTCAGAGACTACGGTGCAAGCTGTAGAGGTGCAGAAAAGGGTGCTGACTCCGTGATGTACTCTATGAAATGGTTACAATCTCTGACCGAGATCGTAATCGATCCTGTTCGTTGTCCCAGCCATATGGATGAATTCCTGGCTTACGAATACGAACAAGACAAGGATGGTGAATACATAAGCGCATACCCAGACCGAGACAACCATTTTATTGATGCTGTGCGTTACAGAACCAACTTGATTTGGAGACGCAGAGGCATGTAGCCAAATTACAAATAGTAGAGTAGAATTGCTTTACAATAGCAAAAGGAGTAAACAATGGCAGGTTACGATCCAAAACAACCAAGAGATGATGAGGGAAAGTGGACAGACAGCGATAAAGTTCTGTCTGCAATGACTGGACATTGGAAAGGTTACATCAAGATCTTTCAAGGTGTTGATATGTCTTCCGGAGAGTTTGATGCTGCTCTCAAGAAATTGCTTGAAGAAGGCAGGATAGAACATAAGGACGCAAGGAGTTCTGGCTCCTATTCTGACATTGATCTTTATAGAGCTGTATCCAACGATGACAAGGTGGTTGAGGCAGCTAAAGTAAGTTCAGACTACTATAAGAAGACCAGGAGCAAGTGGGATCCTGATGCAGAACAATGGGAAGAATATCTTGAGAGAGAATATCCTGATCTGGATGAGTTCTTCAAGAATGGCGGAACCAACAGAAAAGCACTTGCTCTCATGGACAAAGGTGAAGCTACCTGGTCTCCTGGAGCTATAAAGTATTTTCGTGAAAAGTACAAACCTGAGAAAGTAACTACTCTCTCCTCAGAGGATGCTCGCATAGACAGAATTCTCAGAACACGAGATTCCACAGGTAAGGCAACAAGCAGGAGATGGTAGAATGGCAGGTTATGATCCCAACCAACCCAGAAATGAAGACGGTGAATGGACTATCGCTGGCAATTCCGCATGGAAGGCTGCTGGTTTGAGAACTCAAAGCATTTCACGGGATGCAATGTTTACTGCAATAAAAGATGCAACTGGCATAAACCCAAGTATAGAAGATTATGTTGTAATGTCATCTGAGGAATTCAATGAGTTTCTCAGGCAAAATGGTGAAACAGTAGAAATTGATAACATCGCGGCAATAAATATCAACAATAGGATATATGTCAGAGAAGGTTATGAAGATAGTGCATTGCATGAATTTATTCATAGTGCTGGATTTATGCAGCAACATATTGGTGATTATGTTAATGAGGGCATGACGCAAGCATTGACTGAAGACCTTGCAAAAGAGTTAGGGATAACTACGAGAAGTGGTTATACGAACGATGTAGACTTCGTAAATAAATACGTCATTCCGTTAGCTGGTGATAACAGGATGGAAGTGTTTCGAGGTTATGCCGCTGCAACAGACAAGAGACTTTATCTGGCTAAATCTATTTGGGAAAGGCATGGGCACAGATTTACTGATACAACAGAGTGGGGCACGAACATCAAAGAACACTTTTTGAAATGGGCTTGTGACTCCACAACTTGCGATCAATATCTTGAATACTTAGTAGATGAATTAAAGGTGACTCGATAGTTTGGAGATAGCAAATGAATGTATTATCAAAGTTTATCTCATGGATCAAGGAATTCTGGAGGTCAGCAGTGATCGGTAAAACAACAATTAAGGATAAGCTGCACACAGAGATTGCCATCTCTGACAAGATGATGACAGCTTTGGAACTATGGTCTGCCATGTACGAAAATCGTGCAAGCTGGCTCACACAGGACATTGTCTCAACCAATCTTGCTGCAGCTGTAAGCTCAGAAATTGGCAGACTTGTTACTATAGAGATGCAAGCCAAGATCGAAGGCTCCAAGCGTGCAGACTATCTTGCTGAGCAATTCGAAAAGGTTCACGAACATATTCGTGAGGTTGTAGAGCTGGGTGCTGCCAAAGGTGGCATTGTGCTCAAACCTTATGTTTCTGGAAAGAACATTGCTGTGGACTTTATCCAGGCTGACCAGTTCTTCCCAATTGCTTTTGATGGGAATGGGAACATTATTTCCTGTGTGTTCGTGGATCAGCATGTCCGTGGGGATAAGTACTACACCAGGTTGGAACAGCATGAGCTCAAGGGAACAGATTACACTGTTACCAACAAGGCTTACAAAAGTGACTCCAGGGATGTCCTGGGTTCTGAGATTCAGATGACTGACTTCGATCTCTGGGTGGACATTGAGCCAGAAGCAACCATCAAGAATATTGAAAAGCCACTGTTTGGTTACTTCAAGTATCCGATGGCGAACAATGTGGATCCTGCTTCACCGTTAGGTGTGTCTTGTTTCTCAAGAGCTGTGAAGCAAATTCAGCAGGCAGATGTACAGTGGTCTGACTTTATTTGGGAATTTGAGTCAGGCAGGAGAGCTTTGTTCATTGATGTGTTGGCATTCGGTAAGGACACTGATGGCAAATCTGTACTGCCACAGAAAAGGTTGTATCGCACTATTGAATCAGGTTCGGCTGAAGGAGAATTCTTTCAGGAGTGGACACCTACTCTGCGTGAGGCAAACATCTTGAAAGGGTTCGATGCTATTCTCAAGCAGATCGAATTCCTTTGCGGATTAGCCTATGGCACCATCAGCGATCCTAACACAGTGGACAGAACAGCCACTGAAATCAAGACAACCAGACAGCGATCTTACTCTACAGTAGTGGACACACAAAAATCTTTGACACGTGCACTGGATGATCTTGTCTATGCTATGGATGTCTGGGCAACTCTTGGCAAACTTGCTCCCAAAGGCAAGTACACTGCTGTCTACGAGTACGATGACAGTGTAATTGTAGACCGTAGTGCACAATTTACGGAAGACCTACGATTGGTGACAACTCAGATTATGTCCAAAGTGGAATTCCGTATGCGCAACATGAAGGAAGATGAAGTAACAGCCAAGAAGATGCTGGCAATGGTGACAGAAGAAGTTACAGCTCAGATGGAGCAAGAGCAGGAATTCGCAGAGAACTCTGAAATTCCGCAGGAGGAATAATGGCAGGTTTTGATGCTATCGAACTGTTGGGTGAATTGAAATCGCTGAAGTCTCGCATTGCCGAGCTTGAGACGGCAGACCTATGGATGGATGAATAAAATGGCAGGATTTGATCCGAATCAACCAAGGAATGAAGATGGGGAGTGGACAGAAGCAGAGACTGGTGCTCGAATTGGTTCCGGATTAAGCTATCGAGTTAAATCAGGAGTTGTGTCAAAAGTCAAAGGTGGAACAGAACTTCCTGATTCTCTTGTAGAGCGATTGAAAAGTTTGGAAAGTCCTGTCAGAGTAATTTATAACGCTGAATCCAATGAATGGCACATTAGCAATGAGGACATGATGGGAATGCAGCATGGTGAATTCTTGGTTGAAGCTTTGGATGGTTACACTCCTGAATTTACTGAGCAGATCCAAGCCAGAGGATGGTTTGACATAGCTTCAGGTGAATTGCTTATGTATGATTTTTCAGATGAGGCAGAATTCATTGCAGGAGTTGGGAATGAAAAGAAGGCTCAATATGCCTTCAAGAGAGTTAGCAGGAAGGCAACCTCATATTTGTTCTATTTTAAGAATGCGAATAACAGAATTGCAAAACCCAAAATTCACTGGGAACTTTTTGGAGATGTGGCAGGTGGATAACTAGTGGCAAACTTTGATCTCAACCAACCAAGTAATAAAGATGGAGACTTTTGAAATAGATGCTTCAACCTGCCGATTTTGACAAACTGCTTATGCCAATGCAGGCAATCTACGAGAAGTTCTCGGAAGAGGTCATTCTGGACATTGTTCGCAGACTTATGAAAATGGGCAAGCTTACCAAAACTGCAGCATGGCAAGTGCAACGACTGGTTGAAAGTGGCAAGCAGTACAATTATGTAATAGACAAGATCTCCAAGCTTACTTCCATGTCTTCCAAAGAGCTGAACCGAACTCTAATGGAGGCAGGTGTAAAATCTTTGAAGTATGACAACAGGATTATCACCTCTGCTGGCTTTGTGCCTGTCAATCTGAACTTGTCTCCAGCAATGACAAAGATTCTTGTAACTAACATCAATCGCACCGATGGGTTGCTCAAGAACCTTGCTCGCAGCATTGCTGAAGCATCCCAAACTGCATTCTTGAATTCTGTGGATGTGGCTTACATGGAAGTTGTGCACGGAACGATGAGCTACGGTCAAGCAATCAAACAGGCAACAAAGAACCTTTTGCAAGAGGGAGTTACAACTGTAAAATATCCCAGTGGGCACAAGGACAAAGTGGATGTTGCAGTTCGCAGAGCTGTGCTAACAGGTGTGGCGCAAACAGCCAATGAAATTTCTTGGCAGAACATTCTTGACATGGACGTGGATCTGATAGAGACCTCTGCACATATTGGAGCCAGAAATAAAGGTGATTTACCTGAGAATCATGAGATGTGGCAGGGCAAAGTGTTCTCTCGGAAGAATAACCCAAATTTTCCTGATTTT